GCACCGCCGATACCAGCGAGACGACGCTGACGGTTACGGATCCGACTGCGGACCGTACCGTCACGCTGCCGAACCTGACCGGCACGGTAGCGATCGAGCGCGTGTACGACGTGCGCGCATATGGGGCATCCTGTGACGGCCTGATCGGCTCCGCGACGGCGAACACGACTGCCATTCAGGCTGCAATCGACGCGGCCGAAGCTGGCGATGGCGGGATTGTTCAGTTCCCCGAAGGGGTTTGCATTCTCAACGGCGCGTTGGATCTCGACGACTACGAGATGATCACCCTGCAAGGTGTGGGTGGGCGCTCTACCAGCACCCGTGGGTCAATGCTCGACTTTCGCGTGGCCGGGTCTGGGTCGCTCATCTCCGCCAAGCGCATGACGGGACTCGTCCTGCGCGACATCGGGATTCGCACGAACGAAGCCACGTTCACTGGCACCCTGATCGACTACTCCGGCACCGTCGCCGTGGATGATGCGACCTTCCTCGTGATTGACGGGGCCTACATCCTCGACCTGGCGGGCGGCGTGCGCTCGACGACGCTGCTCAATCTCGACCGCGCGCACACGATCCAGATCAGGGACTCGCGTTTCGATTTCGGCGCTTACGCAATCGTCGGGATGCAGTCCGGCACGTACTCGAATGTCGTCAGCATCACGGGCACGTACTTCGCATCGCAGGACGTGGCACCGATCTGGAACCCCGGCGACTCGTGGGTAATCCAAGGGAACACATTCCAGCAAAGGGCGGACGGTGAGTCGGTCGGCATCGGGCACGACTCTGGTGTTGTCGGTCGCGGACAATTGATCGCGGGCAACATCTTCAACGACTCGACCACGGGCACGGCGTCGTGGATCACAACGGCATCGTCTGGTGTACAGATCACCGGCAACCTGTTCGCTGGCACGGCAGGGACTGAGGTCGGCGTCACGATCGACGCGACGACGTTCAGTGGGGCCATCGAGGACAACACGTTCGCCGTGCTGGGCACCGGAATCGACTGCACGACCGGCACGGCTGCGCAGCGCATCGGTCAGAACACGTTCACGACGGTCACGACCAGCGTGAACAGCGACTGCGACGGAGGCACGACGGGCACGGTCGAGACGACGGGGCAGTACGTCCTCAACACGACCAACAACGCCTATTTCAACATCGACTCCGACAACAACAGCGCCAGCAATAGCGGGTTCGTGTTCGCGCACAACGGCGTCGGCACGTCCGGCGGAACCAAACTCCTTGAACTGAACACGAACGGTGACGCGAGCTTCTACGCCGGCCTCGACCCTCGCCTCTACGAGACCGACAACACGAACTACGTGCAACTCTCCGCGCCGACGCTAGGTGGCAACTGGACCCTCACGCTGCCGGACACGGACGGCGATGCGAGCCAGTTCCTCCAGACGGACGGCAGCGGCGTCACGACGTGGGCCACGCCGACCGACACGAACACCAACGCCGCGACGATCTGCGCGGGCACGACGACGTACCTCGACGGCGAGGGCAACTGCGACGACATCGCGGCGGTCTACGCGCCCATCGGGGCGTCCTACGTCACGAGCACGGCGGAAGCGGGCCTGTCGGGCGAGCAGTCGATCGGGGCGCTGACCACGGGCATCCTGCTCAACACCGTGGCGGCGACCACCGGCACGCTGTCGGCTTACGCCGGCACGAGCTGCACGAACCAGTTCCCGCGCTCGCTGAACGCGAGTGGTGTGGCGACGTGCGCGAGTGTGGCATCAGCCGACATCACCGACGGCACGATCGCGAACGCTGACGTGAACGCCTCGGCGGCGATCCTGTTCTCCAAGCTCGCGACGACCAACACCGACCGGATTCTCGGGCGCGACACGGCGGGCGGCGGCGCGGTGGAGGAGTTGACGGTCAGTGGCGGTCTGGAGTTCACCGGCACGGGCATCCAGCGCAGCGCGCTGACGGGCGACGTGACGGCGTCGGCGGGCAGCAACTCCACGACGATCGCCGCGAACTCGGTGGCGCTTACGACCGACACGACCGGCAACTACGCGGCTGGCGACGCGGAGGCGGGCAAGGCGCTCTACATCAACGCCACGAGCTGCTCGGCTGGCGTGATCACCGCAAGCGACGGCACGCCGTCGTGCCTCACCGCATCGTCCACGCCGGAGTTCGTCTCGCGCGTGATGACTGCGGGCGGCACGCTCGGCAACTACGCGGTCGTCATGGCGGACGGCAGCGACGACGACGAGGTGATCGAGGCGACGACCTCGACGACGCAGATCCTCGGCTGCTCGCAGGACAGCGACGGGACGACGAGCACGAACCCGGTCGAGGTGGCGGTGGCTGGCATCGCGCGCTGCAAGGCAGACTCGACGGTGACGGCGGGCTCGCTGGTGAAGCTCGGCGCGACGGGTGAGTTCGCGCTTGCGACCACGGCGGAACGGACGTGGGGCCGCGCGGTGACCGACGACGACGGCGCGGGCTCGGCGTACATCCTGCTGTTCGACGGCGCGGAGGGCACGATCGACCACGCGCTGGACCTGTGGACGAGCATCCCCGACCTCACGACAAATACCGCCAACATCATCAATATCGCGCCGACCGTAGACACCACCAGTACCGGCATCCTCAACGGCCTCCGTCTCGCACCGACGCAGACACTGACGGGCGTGTCGTCGAATCGCGCGTTGCTCTACGCGCCGACCGTGACACTGAGCGGCGGCGGTGATCTGTCGCAGTTCTACATCCTGCTCGCGAACGGAACTGTCACCAGTGCGCCGACGGTGGCGTCTCTAGGACCGGTGCCGGCGGCGGTCTTTCACCAGATGACCTACACGTCCTCCACCAATGGCAAGTCTCCGATGTATCAGGGATGGGGCTTGTTCGAGAACCCCACCATCTCGTCGTCGGGCACGTCCGGCACGGCAACGACCGACTCGCATACGGCTGCGGACGACAATCCGACGTTCAACCAGACGGGCAACGGCGGAACGCTGTCGATCACGACCGCCTACGGCTTCCGTTCGCGGGGCACGCTGACCGCTGGCACCGGCGGCACGGGAACGATCGTCACGCGCAAGGGCTTCGCTGCGGACGATATCACGACGAGCGGTGCCGGCACGAAGTCGATCACCACCAACATCGGCGTGGACATCGCCGCGCTGTCGAACGGCACGACCAACATCGGACTTCGCAACGCAGACACGACGGTCTATACGCCGCCGACTAATGTGACTGTCGGGGCGGCATTCACGCTGACGGCTACGGCGACACTACAGAAGCTCGATGCGAGCGCCGCGCGCACGTCAGACACGACCACTGCAATCAATGACGGTCAAGCGGACGGGCAGATCTTCATCATCGTCAATGCGGACTCGGCGGACATCATCACCATCAAGAATGCGGCGAACACCGACCTCGGAGCGGATTGCGCACTGAATCCCGGTGGCGTGCTGCAGGTGATCTGGATGGCGACAGCGTCCAACTGGTCGCAAATCTCCTGCTCGGCAAACTGATGCGTACCGCGCTGCTCATCGTCCTGCTGCTCGCGACTCCGGCGCACGCCGTGAAGTCGATCGCGTTCGTCGGTGACTCGATCCATCAGGGCGGGCACCTCGACACGCACTCGGGCGAGTACCGCATCTCGCGGCACAATCAGGCCGACACGCTGCGCAAGCTGCTCGCGCACGCTCCCGGCGGAAACCAGTGGCTCAACGCGACGGTGGTCAACTGGGCCATCCCGTCGTCGAACCCCAGCGACTGGACCGGCTCGCCGAACGGCACGCTCTGCAGCAACTACCGCAGCAAGTACCCGCACCTCGAAGCGGCGTGCAGGGACAGCGCGCCGATCCTCAACTACATCCCGAGCGGCTATGACCTCGTGCTGGTCACGTTCTCCGGCTCGACGACGCCATCCGCGTCTGCGTGGGTGGACACGCTCGAAACGCTCGAAGCCGCGCTCGACTCAGCCAACGGCACGATCCTACTCGGCACGTCGCCGTGGGGCGCATCGAGCGGCACAACCGCCATGCCCGCCGACAGCTTCCGCACGGTGCGCGTTGCCGTCGAAGCAGAGATGTCGGGGCGCGGGATCATCAACGGCGCGCACGGCGATATGGGCACGATGCCGACGAGCATCGACACGATCCACGCGCGCGACCACGCCTACGCCACGCAGGGCGCGCTCTGGGCTGGCATCCTGATCCCGACGCCCACGCCCACACCTACGCCCACACCGACCCCGACTCCGACACCCACCCCATCGCCGACGCCCACACCGCGTCCGACGAGTACGGTGCTCGCCGGGTCGAGCGCGTGCGGCAACACGTCGCAGTACATGGGTGCGAGCGGGGCCTGCAGCACGTTCTTCACCGTCGCCATGAACAGCGACATCACGGTCACGCGCATCGTCTGCACGCAGTCGACGGACGCGACGTGCGGCATCACGTTCAATGCGTCGTCGGTCACGAATGGCGAGGACGCGACGAATTGCGTCTCCACCAACCAGTCCGTGTGCGACCAGACGCTCGGCTCGCCAATGGTGGTGACCGGCAGCGACACCTGGGCGATCCGCGTTCGCGACACTGGCGGAAACTGCACGAACACCATCGGTGCAACCTGCACGGTGTTCATCACGGAGCCGTAAGGAGGGATGATGCGACGACAGCAAGCCATACTCGCAATGACCGCCGCCGTCCTCGCGGCGCTGTCGCTGCTCATCGTCGTCGGCGCGAGCCACGCGGTCGACTACTCGCTGATGGGCGACATCGTCGGGAGGTCGTCGCTCGAGCGCTGCTACCGGCGCTGCGAGAAGAACAACCCGCCCGCCCCGTCGCCCGAGCCGACGCGCACCCCGGCACCGCTACCCTGCGAGCCGTTCGACTCTGCGGTCACCCGCGACTTCTCGGACGGGCAGCAGCGGATGCTCTGCTTCGACGTGAAGGGCGCCGGCCCCGCCGTCGTCACCGTCGCATCGCAGAACCACGGCAACGCCAGCTGCGCGGACGCCGAGGCGACGCTCACGTCGCCCAGCGGCAGGACGGCCTACTCGAACGGCACGCAGATCGGCGGCGCGCTCATGCGCGAGACGGGGCGCTGGTACTTCTGGGCGCACCTCTTCTCCGCGTCGAACCTCCCCGGCTGCCACACCTACACCTTCACGGTGACGAAGTGATCGTCGAGGCTGTCGCGTGGGGATGCGTCATGGCGCTCGTGATCGCGTGGGCCGCGTGGAGGCTCGGCCGATGACGCGCTGGTGGGCTCCCATCCCCGACCCGAAGGACGAGCCGGCGAACTGGCCTTCGATGGTCGTCATGGCGTCGACCATCCTCGGCGAGGCCGAGTCGGAGACGCTCGTCGGCAAGCGGGCAGTCGGCTGCGTGATCATCAATCGCGCGCGGGACAAACGCTGGCCCGACGACCCGGCAGAGGTCTGCCTGCAGAAGCTCCAATTCTCCTGCTGGAACGTCGGTTCGCCGCGCATCCCGACGATGTTCCGCCCGCAGTCGCACGTCAGCGAGGCGATGTGGAACGACTGCTTCCGCGCAGCACTCGAGGCGATGTTCGGCCTCGAGCCCGACCCGACCAATGGTGCCACCCACTACCTGAACCCCGTCGAGACGCGGCGCATCCGGGGCGGCTCCATGCCGTCCTGGTACGACCCGGCCAAGGTCACCGCGACGATCGGCGCGCACGAATTCCTGAGGCTCTGAACCCATGACCACTTCCGCCGAGGAGCAGCACCAGATTTTCGATCGAGTGACCCGTGTCGAGACGCAGGTAGCGTCACTCTCCGCTTCGGTTTCGAGTCTCGCCGAGACGGTGGGGAGCGTCTCCACGAGTATCGGGGAGATCAAGACGATGATCAGCGGCGTCGGAAAGACGGACGGCCGAACGATCGTGACTTTGGGGGCGGCGCTGCTGGGCGCGACGGTCATGGTGGGCAGCATCTTCCCCGGTCCGATCCAACGCGACGTGACCTACCTCGACCACCGCGTGTCCGAGATCTCGTCGCTGAGAGCGGACGTGAAGATCGCCGAGCAGGAGGGGATGCACCGCCTGATCGACTGGAGACTGGCGCAGCTTGAAAAAGAGGTCGGCAAGTAGTGCAGCACTGCAAGATTTTTTCTTGCATCTGTGCAATCTTCGGAGTAGGGGGCAGGATATGAAGGGCGGAAAGTCGGACGAGATCAAGACCGCGCCGACGCGCACGTTCCAGATGCCCGGCAAGCCCGGCATGAAGGGCGGCGCGATGGGCGGCAAGCAGCTTCAGGGCAAGCGTGACGAAACCTGCGGCACGAAGGGCGCCGCGGGTGGCGGCTACAGCAAGAACTGCTGAATGAAGCTCAGCGACACCTTTGGCCCGAACGAGGCTGCGAGCGACATCGCCGCGGCGGGCCACGCGACGTGGGAAGACGCGGTCGCGGGATACCTCGCTCGCCGCCGTCGCCTTCTCCTGCAGGGCATCACGACCAAGGCCTCGTTCGAGGCCGAGCGCGTGCGCGACCGGCTGAAGATCCTGCTCGAGGTCGGCAAGACGCTCGGCGCCGAGATGGAGCGCATCGACCCTGCCGCCGAGGAGGCGATCCAGAAGACGCAGCAGATGTCGCGCGAGGACCACCAGCTCGCCCTCGCGTACCTGCTCACGCCGCTCGGCTGGCGCACCAAGTACATGCCGGCGATCGAGAAGCGTCGCCAGCTCGCCCTCGCCGAGTGGGAAGAGGGCACGAACCCCGACAGCAATCTGGCGCTCGCCGCCGAGCTCGAGGAGCTGCAGAAGTTCCTCGGCGCTGTCGAGTCCGACGCGCACCTGATCCAGGGGCAGCGCAACCGCGAGGCACTCGTCGGCACGCAGCCGCAGTCCCTCGATTCGATCCGAAGGAGCATGATGTAATGGCCGACCAGAACGAGCCGCAGCAGCCGTCCGAATTCGAGCAGTTCCGTCATGCCCTCCGGCAGGATCTCGGGCAGTTCGCGCAGGGAGTCGCGCGGCGCCTCGACTCGATCGAGCAGCGCACCGCGCCGCAGCCGCCCCCGCCGCCCCCGACCGCGAGCCCGAGCGACCTCGAGCGGCTCAACACGCAGCTCCGCGAGCGCGTGATCGCAGACCCCCTGTCGTACACGAAGGAGATCATCGCGACCGCGGCGCAGCAGGCTGAAGCGCGTGCGCGCGAGATCATCGAGAACGAGCGCCGCATGGCGCAGCTCTCGAGCGCGTACCAGAACTTCTGGAACGGCTTCTCGCAGTACAACCAGGACGTGGCGGCGTTCGGTGCGCAGGTCGAAGCGAACCTTCGCGCTGGCGGCGTGGACGCGCAGCAGATGATCGCGGCGGGACGCCACGAGGAGCTGTCGCGCTACGCCGATCAGGCCGCGAACCAGATCCGCGAGTCGATCAAGCAGCGCGTCGAGTGGGAGCGGCAGGCGGCAGAGCGTCAGCGCCTCGGCGCGAACGCCGCGGCCGGTGCGCCGGGCTCGCGCTTCATGCCGCAGAACGCCTTCGACCCGAACATGCAGGCGCAGATGCCGCGCGACCCGCGCGCGGAGCTCCACGAGGCGGTCGATGAACTGAAGGCCATGCGCCACAAGAAGATGTGGGACAAGATCGACACTCCCGAGTACCGCGATTCGAGCCGTCAGCGCGAGGAGCGCGTGCGGCAGGACCGGTACGTCGCGAACGGGCGGCGGTAGCCGCTCATTCTCCCTAGGCGTGGGCTCGTTGGCTCACAAGACAAAACTTCTGATGGTGCAGGAACGGGCAAGTCGACATGCCAGGGATGGACTGGCTAAGTAACGCCACCGGCAAGTTGTTCTCGAACAACACGCTGTCCCGCAAGGCTCGCGCCATGGGACAGCCGCAGGTCAGGTTCAGGCAGTTCTGCAACCGCGACCCGCAGTACGGCAAGCGGTCGGGCCAGGTGCTGCTGTTCGACAAGATCGGCAACGCATCGGGCACGCCTCGCGGCGGACGCATCATCGGCTTCGGTGATCCGATCCCTCGCGGCAACTTCCTGATCACGCAGGGAAGCTGCACCGCCGTGCCCTCGGGCTTCGCCATCCCGTGGATGGAGGAGTTCGAGACGTTCTCCGAGTTCGAGGTCCGCGACCCGATCTCGTCGCGGCTGTCGGACGACGAGGTGAAGGCGCTCGACTGGCGAGCCAGCAACGCCTTCTACGCCGGCAACGTGATCTACACGCCGACCGGCTCGACCGACACGCCGGCCGCGACGTGGGGCACGAGCGGCACCGCGGGCGGCACTGCGTCGCGCGACTGGCAGGTCTGGGATCTGCGCAACATCGTGGACGCGCTGCAGTACGGCGTCTACGGCTCGAGCGCATCCGCGCCCGTCGAGCCGTGGGACGGCGTCAACTACATCGCAATCGGCTCCGTGCCGGCGATGCGTGCCCTCAAGGACGATCCCGACTGGGAGAAGGCGCAGTACTACGGCGACCCGGAGAAGCTCTTCTCGGGCGAGACGGGCCGCATCTACTCGACCCGCTGCGTCGCCAACAACAACGACAACCTCGGCAACTCGGGCAAGATCGGCACCACGTCGTACAAGGGCGAGGCGGTCATCTTCGGCAACGACCCGGTGATGGAGGTCGTCGCCACGATGGAGGAGATCCGCGAGGCGATCCCTGGCGACTTCGGCCGCGACATGGCGCTCGCCTGGTACTACCTCGGCGGGTTCGCCCACATCTGGTCCTACAACTCTTCGACCGAGCCCGACAACCGCGTCGTGGCCCTCGGCTCGCTGTAAGGAGGCGGGCAAATGGCAGAGCAGAGCTACAGCTTCAAGTTCGGCTACTTCGCCACCGCGTCTGTCGACATCTCGGGCGCGAACAGCGTTGTGCTGCCGATCGTCGGTGGGCCGTTCCGGGTCATGGAGATTGGCTTCAATTGCCAGACTGCCACGGCTTCGGCGGCGCCCACCATCACGGTGACCAAGCGCGTCTCGCCCGGCATCGACACGAGCGCGGTGACGGTCGGCACGTTCTCGATCGCGACCGGATACGCCATCGGTGACGAGGTTCGCATCGCCACCGTGTCGGTCCCGGCGGCGAGCCCCTACGTGCTCGATCTCAACCGTGGCGAGACGCTGAAGTTTGCGTCGAGTGGCGCGGGCACCGGGACCGTCTGGTTCTGGATGACCGGCTACCACTACCCGAGCGGCCCCAACCCGCAGTCGTCGTTCTCGTCGACCGCGAAGTCGGGCAGCACGGGCGCGGGCAACATCAAGTACGCGGCCTTCACGTTCTCCTGATCATGGACAACGGGCTCGGAAAGCAGGGCTCGCGTTCCGGCAACACGCACTCGGAGCGGCTTGCGAAAGCTCGCTCCGGTGCGTTCGCCGGGAAGAAGTACCCCGAGGACGCCAGCTTGCGGCGCACGCCGCCCGAGGTCCGCATGGCGGGCCAGGGCTCGAGCGTCGTCAAGAAGACGCCCCTCAACCCGTCCTCGAATCCGAAGACGGCGCCCGGCAACCCGTGGGCGCGCCCCGACTACCAGAAGCCGGGGGCGTTCTGAGCAACTTCCGTGAGGCGCTCGGCGGGCCGCAGCATGGCCCTCGCACTGCCCGCCGCGCCGAGCGCAACGAGCACCTGAGAGACTGGGTGCGGAAGGGCTACCGTACCAGTGGCGACCCGCCTCGAGCTCCAGACAAGGGTGCAAGCAAACCTCGACCGGATCGGGGTAGCGACTGCTGAGAACACGGCGGTCCAGACCTGGATCGACCAGGCGATCCGCGAGGACATCTGCGCGGATCACTCGTGGGCGGGCATGGAGTTCACCCGCACGCGCACGCTGACCGCCTCGACCGACACCTACGCCTTCCAGAATCCTACCGTCTTCAAAGACTGCCGCTGGCTCATGCTCCAGCGCGCGTCGGGCGAGAACTACTTCTTCCTGCAGGAAGTGACGCTCGACGCGATCTACGACCCGAACTACTCCGACGAGCAGACCGAAGGCATGCCGGTCGCGTGGGCACGCGACGCGGATAGCTACGTGCTGCGCCCGGTGCCCGACGACGACTACGCCGTGCGCGAGCGCGTCTGGGAGTACCCGGCGTCGCTGTCGAGTGACTCGAGCACCAATTTCGCGACGCTCTACCAGCCGAAGCTCGTCGAGATCGCAGCCACGCGGTACGGGTGCCTGTACTACGGCCAGCAGGAGATGTTCCAGTTCTGGACGCAGCTCTACCAGAACGAGCTCGCGAAGGCGGTGGGCATCGACCGCAAGCGTCTGTCGCCTGCGAAGATGACGATGCGCCCGAGCGCGGCTGCGGGTGAGGCAGAGCCGGGTCTCAACTACGGCGGCGTGCGTCCCGCGCCGTACTCGTGGCTCTGATGCGCGAGGTCGTCGAAGCCCTCACGCGCCTCGCCACGGTTCTGCAGAGCCAGATCCAGGTGACGACGCTCGACGGTGCGCGCGGCAGCACCGAGTTCAAGTCGTTCATCGGCGACTCGATCTCCGGCACGACTTCGGTCGTCGTCTGGACGCCGAACACGGGGCGACGCTTCCGGCTGCGCGGGTTTGCGATCACGGCGATCGTCAAGACGACGCTCGTCTCGGCGAATCCCGGCGTGCTCTACTTCTTCGACTCGTCGTCTGCGACGCAAGTGATCGCGCCGGTGGGATCGTTCGCGAAGAACGCGGCACAGAACACGATCCTCGCGGGCTCGGCCGAGGGCGCGATGGTGGTCGATCTGCAGGAGGGTGTGCGCGGCACGGCGGTCAACACGACGCTCAAGCTCGGCGCGTCGCTCGACATCGGCGCGGGTGAGATCCAGTACTGCGGCGTGACGTGGGGCGTGGAGGAGACGTCCTAGTGGCCGGCATCCGCAGAATCCCGCTCGGGCCGTTCCTCGGACAGGACTCGACGCGCGTCACCGACCGTGCGATGCAGGGCACGGTCCTGCGTGGCGGGTTCAACGTCGGACTGCGCGACAACGAGTGGTGGACGCGCAAGGGGCAGTCGCTCGTCAAGGCGCATATCGCGTCGAGCGACTGGTGGTGGGCGTTCGACATCAATTCCGAGCTGTCGATCATCGCGAACCCCTACTGGGCGCTCGCTTACGACTCGCTCGGCTTCTCCGCGCTCTACACGCCGGCTGCGTCAGAGAACGTCACGTTCACCAACGGCAGCGCGACTGCGACGACGACCTCGTTGCGCACTGCTGGGCAACTGATCGTCGCCGACGTGACCTCCGGCACCGGCTACAGCACCGAGGTTTACGAGGTGACCTCTGCCGCGGGCGCGGGGCCGTTCACGGTGACGCTCGACCGGGCGTATGAGGGCACGAGCGGCACGAAGGCGCGCTCGTTCATCGACCCGCTCGCGCGCAACCTCGCCGGGACTGCGACCAACACGACCGACGTGTCTCGTGTCGGCTCGTGCGTCGTGTTCGAGCAGCTCGTGACGCACGCGGGTGCGGACATCCACGCGGCGAACCCCTCGACGACGGCGGGCAATACCTACCTGATCATCACCAGCGACCGCGGCGTGCCGGTGGCGATCGACTTGACGGCGTTCCTTTCCGGCACGCGCGCCGCGGTGAAGCGCACCTGGTTCTACAACACGTCGCTCGCCGCCCCGACACAGATCGGCGCCAACTCCGCGCTCAACTGCTCGAACAACCCGCGTGGCATCTACGCCGAGGTCTACAAGAACCGGCTGATGATCGCCTACGCGACCGACCCGAACGGGCTCTTCGGCGACCGGACGGTGTGGTACTCGCAGCGCGGCGACTTCATCCTCTGGCACACCGGCATTGCCGGGCAGACCGCGTCGCCGAACTACATCACGTTCGACGGCGAGGGCAACGGCATCGCGGGCATTGCGAACCTGCAGGACGATCTTGCGATCCACCGCGACGACA